CAGCACTTAACTGTGCGAACTCTGGACAGACACCCGTCTGTCTAAACTTCTATAAGGATCGAATATGGCGTATGTAACTTCGCATCGCTTCCTTGGTGTCACTGGCCCAACCGTAAGATTTTGTGGTTGGTACCAACTGCAGTTTGCAGATGGGACACCTGTAGGTAGCCCTCAGAATATTTCTGAGGATAGCAACGGAACATACGGCGCTGAGCAAACAACTTATTCCTGGCGTACTGCCAGGGGGTTGGATGCTTCTTTTAACAAGATGCTGTCGGGCAAGGAAATGTCCATACTCCTTCGTAAAGGGTTTGACATCTCTGTCCCGAATGGTTCTGTTGGAAGCTATCGTGATATTGTCGATAGACGTCGTTCTGACGTTGACAATGGTCACGATTTCTCCACAGAAAAGATAGTTTTCAAGTGTCTCGGGTCGAATAGAAATGCGACCAAAAACTTTCTTGAATTTGTAGCGTGGAAACCGTATAACTATCCGGTTGCCCGCTACTATCTCCACTTCTACGGTCCAGCTGTAGATTGGAGTCCTATCACCATCTCGAAGTCACCTAGCTTTTCGTTTCCATCCGACACACAGCGTGTCATGGATGGAACTAGAGCTGTGGCTTCTGCATCTCCTGTTAATCCAGTTACCGAGACTGCGCAGAATGCTGCTGAACTGTACCGGGAAGGAATTCCCGTTCCAGGCAGAGCATATGCGACAGGTGGACTCAACCCTAAAACAACAGGGAAGACATACCTGGAAGTCCAATTTGGTTTGAACCCGTTTTTACAATGGGCCAAATCTATGGGAACTTCTATACGAAAGTATAAGAAGCTTACTTCCACTCTCGAGCGGAACTCCGGTAAACAAGTACGCCGGCGCCGCCAACTGTACTCCAACACCTATAGTACTGTCGTATATGACGAGGCCCTAGGTTCAGCTCCTGTATGGAGAATGAATCTAGGTAACTACGACATTAGTCAGTATATAGACTGGAGTAGCGCTAGAGTTATTGTTACAGATACTTTTCATAGTACCTGCAACTTCTCCGGAGCATTCACGTACTATCTTGCTCCCCAATTGGGGAGCTTTAATAAGATAGAGAATGCCCTCCAAAAGTTTAATTTAGCTTTTGGTACATCCGCCGATATCGACGTGATGTGGGAGGTAACTCCTTATTCGTGGCTTGTTGACTACTTTGCTAACATCGGTCAGATTTTGGCCAATGTAACAGATGCAGCCCAATATAGCCAGGTAATGAAGTACGGCTACATTATGCACGATTTACGTGCACGACGAGTCATACGCATTACGGGTGCAAAAGCCAAAGGCTCAAACACCCCACTTGATCTCGTAACTTCTGACGTCACTCGACGTAAGAAGACGAGGATGAGTGCTAATCCTTACGGATTTGGCGTGACTATGGACCAGCTTAGTCCTCAGCAACTCGCCATCCTCTCTGCCCTTGGTTTTGCTAAGGGCGGGATGACACAATAATTGTGTCACAATTCCTGGAAATTCCAGGTACACGCAATAGCGTGTATTGAAAGGACACTGCCTTGGCACTTGCCGATCCGCAGTCGCTTGACATTGGAGGTGCCGTTTCTCTTCCGAGAACCGGCTCCGGCATGGGAACTGGTGAATTCACCAGCGCTGATGGAACCGTTACTCTTACCTTCACACATGTGCAAGGTAAGACGATTCGCAGCCTCATGCGGGCCTCTAAAAAGAAAATCGCAGCCAGTGAACTCGTACCAAGCGTGAATGTTCCGATCAAATGGTCGGCTCAGCTCACCTTGGTAGCTCCTCCCGTAGGAGTGAGTGCACAGGAAAAGGTCGACATAATTAAGTCGATCTGCATTTCTCTTTCCGCCAATTCCTATGCTCTTGTGACCAAGTTTGTCGGTCTGGAGTCTTAGGTGAATCGCCTGAAAGACCCATATTTCGATGGAAAAACTATCATCGGTATGGTTATCTCTGCGATTATCGGTGTACTAGTAGGGGTTCTGACGTTTACGCCAGATTTTCCTACTGTACCTGGTACTGACGGTGTCATTCTGCCTTCTGGCTTTGACTGCATTTGTTCGACGTTTCCGTCGCCCTAGTGCAGACTAACCAAAGACAGTCGGGCATCCCAGGCTAAGGATACATTAACTCCCATTCTTAAGGAGCAGTGTATGAAAAGCCTGAATGTGTTCGCACTTTCCGTCCTCCATGAATTGGGGACGGCATGTTCGTTAAGCACCATTAACGACGAAAAAACCGTCGTTAGTCGTACTAAAGACGAAGGGTTGTCGTTTCTTACGATAACCCTGCCTACCTTTGCTCGGGGCCTTGAAAAAGGCCTCGAGCAGGGGTATGCGGATCCTACTCTTTTTCCAGGATTTTCCTGTAGAAAGAATGGTCTCCCCCGTTTTATGGGAGGTTTCCTTGATCGAATCTTTAGTACTAGTACCGGTTTGCTGGTCGATACACCTAGTATTGAGTGCATCTACGCAATTCGTCAGTTCTCACTGATGTTTGCGAAGATGAACATCGCGTGCACTGAAAAGCGCACGTTGATGGCACTCGCTAAGTATGTCGATTGTGAGAAGGATGTTAAATTAGCCTCGACGGCGGGTTCAAGTTCTGAATTCGTCCGCATGTCGCTAATCCTGTGGGGAGATATTTTCGCTGAGGTCGACCGGATGGTCGATACTTATGCAATCTCTTTCCACCACAGCTCTGGTTCAACGGCTGATCGTGTAATCGGAAATCGAAAATACGACCAGTTGAATTGGACTGAACGTTTGGATAAAGTCTTCCCATTTTATATGGGTTTACTTCCCAACTTTCACTTCCTAACGGAAGCAGATGTAACCATCCTCGAACCTGGGCAGGAGTTACCTGTTAAGGTAATAACTGTGCCTAAAACGTTGAAGACACCTCGTATAATTGCGATGGAGCCTGTGTACATGCAATATGCACAACAGGGAATCCTCCATGCACTTCTACAGGCGATGCAGCCGAAGAGATATCCATCCTCTTCAGACAATGCTACATCGTTCTTCCTAGGCTTTCCTGATCCTCAAGCACCTAACCAGGAGCTTGCTAGGATTGGATCGCGTCAGGGATCATATGCGACTCTCGATTTGAGTGATGCATCAGATCGTGTCTCCAATCAGCATGTAGTAGACTTGTTGCATTACTTCCCCTCGTTTTCCGAGGCAGTAGCTGCTAGCAGATCTACGAAGGCTGACGTTTCTGGCTACGGCGTTATGCCGTTGTCAAAATTCGCGTCTATGGGTTCAGCACTCTGTTTTCCTTTTGAAGCTCTCGTCTTTGCGACGGTTGTCTTCTTAGGTATTCAGGATGTGCTCAGTAGGCCGTTAACCGTGGGAGATATCAAATCCTTCCATGGCAAGGTGCGTGTCTTTGGAGACGATATTATCGTTCCCATCGAATATACGCAAGCAGTGGTCGATCGTCTTGAGTCTTTTGGATTCAAGGTGAACTACGCAAAATCTTTCTGGACTGGAAAGTTCAGAGAGTCATGCGGGAAGGAGTATTACGACGGATATCCTGTAGATATTACCAGGGTCCGTTGTGACTTTCCTACGACCAAGGCGGATGTTGATCAGATTGTGGGGACTGTCTCTTTGCGGAATAGGCTCGATCGAGCTGTCTTCCCTCAGAGTATTAAGTACATTGATAGTGTAGTCAGGAAGTTTCTTCCTTACTATCCCGAAGTGTACCCGACCTCATCAATCCTTGGGCGACACACCGAACATCCCTCGTTTGAGGGTGCAAGGATGTGTCCATCGTTACAGGTCCCCCTTGTCAGGGGTTGTGTAGCGAAGTCCCGTCTTCCAGTTTCAAAACTGGAAGGTTACGGGGCTCTCATGAAGTTCTTCCTCAAACGGAGTAAATTCCCGTATGAGGACGGACACCTTCAACATTCTGGGCGTTCCGTTTCCGTCAACATGAAGAGCGGATGGTACCCTGTTGGAAAACCAACAGGGCTAGTGACATAGTAATATGTCACTAGGGGGTTGGTAGCCCCTCGGGGTCCCACCCTAGGGGGCTGCCTATGAC